AGAAGGGTGACGAGTAATGGCGTACATGGTGGCTGGTAGCGACCAAGTGTTCGGCGGCAACTTCCAGCCCGGCGGCATTACGGGTGCTGCGCAGGGCGGAAACGCCGCCGCCAAAAAGCTGGTGCAGATGGGCTACAAGCAGCCCGCCCAGCAGCAGCAGACCAGCGTCACGCAACCGCAGGCGAACGTCACCAAGGCCCCGGACATGTCGATGTACGCTCCCGGGAAAGCGCAGCCGACACAGACGCAGTCGCAAGGGAGCCCGTACGGCAATCCGCAGACCGGCGGTGGCTATCAAATGCCCGAGCCTCCCACGGGCGGCGGCTTCCAACTGCCGCAGCAGCAGACGCAGTACGGCGGATCGCAGTTGATGACGCAGTTGCAGCAGCAGTACGGCCAATCGCAAGGCTACCCCATGCCACAGCAAGGCCGGCAGTCGTCCAGCCAGCAGCCGCAGGGATACCCGATGCCGCAACCACCGGGCTCGCAGTACCGCACGAACGAACCACCCGTAGCCACAAGCTCCGGGCGGGCGTACGGCGGTGACATGATGGTGCCGTATTCGGACGCAAATCCGAGACCGCAGCAGTACGGCGGACTCATGGCCGATCCGGAAGACACGCGCCGCTACGACGAGATGATGGCCCGCAACGGAGTCAGCCGTCAGGACTATGCTGATCCCAGGTATCAGGATTACCTACGGGCCCAAGGGCAGCGAATGGGGGATCCCGGCAGAGACATTGAGGAGTTTGGTCGCTACAAGCGAACTGGGCAGACGCAGAATCAGTTGCCGCCGCCGCCGGTCAATAGTGCGCAACCCATGCCCGGCCAAGGCGGAATTCCCCAAGACGCAGTCTTCCGTGGCATGCCCGGCACCTATGCGATGCCTCCGCAATTTCAGACGCAGATGACGGACATGTTCGGGAATCCGACCACGCCCGATCAGTACTTCCCCCAGCAGGACGCCTTCGTCGCGCAACTCATCGAACGCTTGGGGCAGAACCAGAGCGGAACCTATCTCGGTCAGGGCGCTCCGCCGGCCGACTGGGGTCGTCCGCAGCCCTTCGACATCAACAACCTCTGGGGCAATGCAGGCGACATGGTCCAGGGTGGCTGGCGCAATCCGTTCGCCGCGCCCATCGAAGCCAACCCGTTCATGAATCCGTATGGATTTAGTGACGCATACTCCGATCCGTATTCCCAGTACGGCATGGGGTTTGGCGGTTTCCGCGATTGGCAGCAGCCGTCCGCGCCGCCGCCATCAGCACCGGCGGGCCCTGTACGCTACGTCAATGACGCGGGCGAGAGCTTCATGGGAACCATGAGCTTTGCGCCGAATACACCATTGGAATATCAAAACCAAGCGTATGACACATGGGCCAGGAACGAAGGCTACTTGCCGCAGCCCATGCCGCAAAAGTCGCCTTGGTCTTCTGGGACCGGCCCACGCGGCGGGATCTACACGTAAGCGTTGACATCCGTACACTAATTCGATACCATCACTCTCCCCCGAGGTGATACCATGCAACAACGCAAGCTGAACGTCGGTCTGGTTACTTTCTCTTACGGCGGCAACGGCGGGATTTCCTCTGAAGTCCCAGACATCAGGGAGTGGATGACACCCCTCGTCGCCGAGGCGTCCCGGGATCCACGAATTGAGAACATCCGCATCTGGAACCTTGCCGACACGCCGATCACCATGACCCGCAACCGGGCAGTTCTCCAGGCCCGTGAGTACGGGGTGGATGTGTTGGTGATGATCGATTCGGACATGAAGCCCGACTGCGAGCCGGACGGCAAGAAGTTCTTCCCGTCCTCGTTCGACTTCCTGTACGACCACTACGACAAAGGCCCGTGTGTCATCGGCGCCCCGTACTGCGGCCCGCCGCCGATGGAGTGTGTGTACGTCTTTGAGTGGCGGAACATGCAGACCGACAATCCGAATCCGGACTTCCAGTTGAAGATGTACGAACGCTCCCAGGCTGTGAAGCTGTCCGGCATCCAGGAATGCGCTGCGCTCCCCACGGGCCTGATCATGTACGACATGCGGTCTTTTGAACTCACGGAGCCCAAGACCGAAGCGGACAAGCCCTGGTACTATTACGAATTTCCCGACAAGTATCAGGCCGAGAAGGCGTCCACGGAAGATGTTACACAGACACGCGATCTTTCTTTGGTTGGTACGCAGAAGCTGGGATACAATCCGCTCTTCTGTAACTGGGATTCTTGGGCGGGCCACTGGAAGCCGAAGTGCGTTGGCAAGCCGCAGTTCATCGAAGCCAAGCACATCTCCGAGAAGCTGAAGCAGTCCTGGGAAGCCAACTTCGATTCGACCGTGAAGATCGTGGACCTAAAGCCCAAGTTCAAAGTGAGTGTCTAGCGAACGCACCTGCGCCGAGTGCGGCAAGACCTACCCGCTAGACCCCAAACACTTCCACAAGTCGAAGGACGGCTATCACTCCAAGTGCCGTCACTGCCGCAATACGATTGCGAAGAAGAAGCGCAAGCGTAAGACCGACAAGAAGCTGGAAGAGATTGAGAAGGGTGCTGTCGATCTCTTCATCGCAGCCGCCCGCCTGGGTGGATCGAACATCCCTCATTCCTCTGAGTTGGTGGAGATTCTCTACACCTACTTCGGTGGCGTGGCGGGGTTTGGCAACGCTTGGATGAAGCAGTTCTACGACGCCCCTGCCGGCGGTGCATTCAGGACCAAGATGCTGGAGACGATGGTCCGGCTCACGGCCCAGAACTCCGCAGACGGTGGGGCGAAGAAACCGCTCACCCTCTGGTCCGAAGACGAATTGGAAACGGAGCTACAGAAACGTGTTCTGGAAGCGGCGACGGTCATCAACGCCTTACCACAGAAAGACCTCAATGAAGCAGTGCGAAACTTGCAAGTGGTGGATCGAAGTCAACAAGGAGCCACGGATTGGGTTGTGCCTCCGGTATCCCCCGACGCCGATGGAGAGCGGGGACAGCCGCTTCCCAATGACAACTCCGGAAACAAAGTGCGGTGAGCATGAAAACGCAGACGGAACTCCAGCGGCTGGGTGATGCGGTCGTCGTCCTGAAGAACCTGAGACGGTATTGCTCAGAGTTCCTCACCGGGACGCGACCGTCTGACAAGTCGATAGTGGAAGCCATAGACATCGTCCTCTCTGAACTCAATGCGCAAGCACCCCAAGATCCCCCCACCTCCGACCGCTAGTGCCCCGATTGCGGGCATGACGAAGCACGCGCTGGACTCCATGAAGGAGTTGCAGCAGGAGATCGCGGAACGTCGCATTGAGGCCGTCAGGCTCTACAAGCCAATGCCGAAACAGGAAGAGTTCCATAGTTGCATGGCCAGTGAGCGGATCGTCATTGGAGGCAACCGATGTCTGTCTGGGGATCAGTCGGTGTGGGATCCCGTCGCCAAACTGCACCGGATCGTCAGCGAGATCAGCGGGTCGTTTTGGGTGGACTCGCTGGTGGACGGCAAGCGTGTTCCATCCCAGGCCGAGAAGCCTTTCATAAAGGCGAGTGACGACTTGTATGCGTTTCGCCTGAGTAACGGCGGCGAGATTCGTTGCACGCTGAACCACCTTGTTCTGTCCGGCGACGGGCGGTGGATCGACCTCCGCGCCGCACTGACTCCAGGATGCGTTGCCGACCTTCAGGCGTCCACTTCGGGCACTTCCCGACCAGGGTCTCGCGAAGGTGATCTGCGTTGGTGTCAAACACCTGAAGGTTATCGGGCCTGTTGTCGTCAGGCACATCGTTCTTGTGATGAACCACTTCTGTCGGCAGGAGGTAGCGGCCGAGAATCTCCTCCGCCACCAGACGATGTTCTCCGATATAGCCGTTCTTGCGAGCGCCAGGGTGATCTGGGCGATACACAAGAATGTAGCCCTGCTTATCCCTATTCCGACCACCCTTCCAGCACGGGTGTTCTGAACCATCCTTCGGGCCACGCCGACGCATCTGAAATCCCAGACGCTTGCAAGCCTTATTCACGGCCTTGGAACTGTGGCCCAGCAGTAGCCCTATCTCAACCACTGTTTTGCGCTCCACCTCGTACCACTGCCGCATTTGCTCAACTGGCCAGTCGATCTTGTTGTGCCGTCCCATTTAAAACTCCTGTCGGTGGTAATGAACGTCTGTATATTACCGCCTACAAATATTTAGGGAAAGGCGATGTCTGGGATTTTGAGGTTCCTGAGGCGCACAACTACATCATCGACGGACTCCCCAATCACAACAGCGGCAAGAGCGCTTGCACGTTCATCGAAGACGCTCGCGCTGCCACCGGCCAAGACCCACACGGAAAGTATCCGAAAGAAAACGGAACACTGGTTCTAATTGGCAAAGGCTGGAGCCATGTGGGCATGGTCATCTACCCAATGCTCTTCAAAGCCGGCGCCTTTAAGATCATCCGTGACGAAGTGACGAAACAGTGGAGGGCGTTCAATCCAGTCAGCGATGCGGCCCGCATCCGAGAGACGAAACCCGCGCCGCCACTTATCCCGCCACGCATGATCAAAGACATGGCGTGGGTGCAGAAGAACGCCGGATATCTCCAGAAAGCAGAGCTTACGAACGGCTGGACGATCTATTGCTTCTCATCAGAAGGTGACCCGCCCCAGGGCTTCCAAGCCGACCTCGTCCACATTGATGAGGATATCAGCAATGAATCTTGGGTTGGGGAGATGCAGGCTCGTCTCGCGGATCGTAAGGGTCGCTTCATCTGGAGTGCCATGCCGCACTCAAAGAATGATGCACTGCTTGGCCTGTGCGACCGCGCCGACAAAGCCGAAGGCGACCCAAACGCCATCATTAAAAAGTTCACGCTGCGGTTCTTGGATAACGCCCACATCGACGAGGGCGAGAAGAAGAAGAACATCGAACGCTGGTCTGCGTTGGGGATGGACGAACTTCGCATGCGAGCGGAGGGCGAGTTCACCACCGAATCCACGCTCATGTATCCGACGTTCAATACGGCGGTCCATGTCATGCCCCGATCTCACCTCCCGGACGGGCGAGTCCCCATCGACTGGACCCGCTACGTGGCAATTGATCCGGGGCATACGGTCATGGCGTGCCTGTTCGCAGCCATCCCGCCTGACGAACGGTTCATTCTGTTCTATGACGAACTGTACATCCGGCAGTGCAACGCCCTGATCTTCGGTGAACAGTTTGCAGCCAAAGCGCAGAACCAGCACTTCTACAACTGGATCATGGACATGCACGGTGGCATGCTCCGCGACCTTGGATCGGGAAGGCTCCCGCATGAGCTATACAGCGAGGAATTGAAGAAGCGGAACATCCGCTCGCAGATTTCGGGATTTGGATTTACCCCAGGGTCGGACGACATCCCGGCCCGCACGGCACTTATGCGGAAGCTCCTCCACATCCAGGGAGACGGGACGACGCGGTTCAAAGTCCTGGAGAGCGGGTGCCCCAACTTCCTGCGGGAGATTAAGCGCTACCGCAAAAAGACCACTACGGTGAACGGTCAGGTCTACGTGACCGACGAACCGCAGACGCGAGGCGAAGTCCACGCCTGTCAGGCCGCAGAGTACATGTGTGCCTACGAACCCAAGTATCACAAGCCCCCCAAGGTCACCGGGCCAGAGCCATGGTGGGTGAAGTATCTGGCCGACAAGCGCCGCCGCCAACAGAAAGAAGACGACGGTGTCTTGTACCTCTCTCCGAAAGGGAAATACCAATGAGCGATTTCATCATGCCCAAGGCCGAATTGGGCGAGTTTGTGTTCTTCCATGCCCATGAGGGAGCCAAGCCGGTCCCGGCCCTGGTCACGGATGTCTCGGCCCGCACTCTGACGCTGTGGGCTATCGCCCCTGGCTACGGCGGGACGGAGAAGGCGTCCGTCCACCATGTCGATGACCCGGGCGTGAATGAGTTCCCGGCGTGGAAGTCCTACGGTTTTTGGCAGCACAAGCCGGCCGGGCAGCTTGCCATCCTCTCGGAACGTGTCGCCATGCTGGAGAAGCGGGCGGAAAAGGACACTAAGAAGTAGGAGCGTTCAATGCCCAGCCGACTGAATTACTGCACCGAAGACCTGCGCCGCATGTATTTTGACGAAGGTCGTACGTGTGAAGGCATCGCAAAAAGCCTGGGGCTCGGCACAGGAAAGACGGTTGGGCAGCATTTGCGCAAGGCGGGATTCGCTCTCCGGATTGGCGGCGAGCGAATCCGCCTGCCGGCAGACGAGATGGCTTTGGCATATTGGCGCGACGAAAAGTCCACCGCAGAAGTAGCCTCGCAGTTTAGGTGCAGCCAAACGACAGTCCGCCGCAGGCTGGCGGCCCTGGCCGGACTGCGATCTCGCGGCTCTTCAACGAAGAATCGGAAAGGGGAATGTGCGCCAAGGTGGAGCGGTGGCCGTCCTCGCACCGTCCAAGGGTACGTGATGGTGCATGCTCCAAGTCATCCAATGGCAAGTAAGGCCGGCTACGTGTTGGAGCATCGCCTTGTGGCCGCAGAGCATCTTGGGCGAACGCTTGGGCGTAAAGAAGAGGTTCACCACATCAACGGCATTAAGGACGACAATCGATGGGAAAATTTGGTTGTCGTCAGAAGCGGAAAGCACCAGAAACTGCACGCTGATCACAACCGTGAGGTCTGGGCCTTGAGGAAGCGCGTCGAACTTCTAGAGGAGATGCTGCATGGCGGGCAGTCTCTAAAGGTGGTCGGATGAGTGCAGACAACCCCCTCGCGCCGGTTACGGCCGGCTGGCTAAAACTGATCAAGGCGGCGCAGACCCATAAGCGACCTTTCAGTGACGATGCGAAGGAGGCTCTGGGGTTCTACGCCTCCGATCCGGAGGCCATGTGGGGCCCTGAACAGGCCCGCGCCTATGCCAAGGGGATTGATCTTCCTGCCGTGCGCATTTGCGTGAACCGCGTTTGGGAGGCCGTTCGTCTCTTTACGTCGGTCATCCATCACCGGAATCCGACCCGGGCAGTGACGCCGAAGGACTACCCCATCGTCCCGGCGCCACTCCTGGGGATTTTCCCACAGCCGCCGGTTCCGCAGATGGGGCCCAACGGTCCTGTCATGGGTCCGGATGGCCAGCCGGTGATGATGCCTGACCAGGGCATGATGGCCTACCAGCAGGGCATGGAGCAGCAGCAGTTCAACTACGAACGCCGCAAGATCATCGCCGCGCTCCTAGAACAGTACCTGAACTACACGCCCAACGAACTGAACCTGAAACAGCACTCCCGGAAGGTTGTCGAAGAGGCGTTCATCAAAGGCGCTGGGGTGTGGTGGCACGAACTGTACTCCCCTCCTGGAAGTGCAGTGAAGTTCGCCGGGTCGTTCTACGACTCAGTGGACAACCTTGTCTGGGATCCGGATGCCGATGAGTTTGAGGACATCCGCTGGTGTGCCCGCAAGCGTATTCAGCCCATCGATGAAGTGGCAGCGAAGTTCGGGCTCTCCAGAGACGATCTGAAGGGCCACTTGGAATCGTATGCCTCCAGGTCGGATGAGAAGGAACGCGGCTATGAGACCAAGCGCCGCAACGGCCAGACGAACGACATCATCTGCTATTGGGAAATCTATTCTAAGACCGGCTTCGGTGACCGGCTGAAGGACTCCGACAAAGACCTCCGTGGCAAGTTCGACGCCATGGGGCCCAACTGCTACCTCGTTGTGGCGGAAGGGGTCGAATTTCCACTGAACATGCCGCTGCCCATGCTCCAGGAGCCGGTAGACGAAACAGGCGTGTCTCAGCAGATGTTCATGGCCTGCCAATGGCCGATTCCATTCTGGGCAGAACCGGGCGGCTGGCCGTTCACCTTGCTCGCATGGCACGGCAAACCCGGATACTCCTGGCCGATCTCTTTGATCCGTCCCGGTATCGGAGAATTGCGATTCATTAATTGGGCGATGAGCTTCCTCGCGACCCGCGTGGCGACCTCATCGCAGACGTTGATCGGCGTATCCAAGGCTGCGGACCAAGACCTGAAGTCGAAGATCCTGGAGAAGTCGGAGAAGGGCTTCAACATTGTCGAAATCTCCGAAGCAGTTGGCCGGTCGGTCAACGATGTGATCTCGGTCTTCAACATGCCCGGGGTGACCCAGGACATGTACCAGATCATCGCAGAGGTCACGGCACTCTTTGACCGCAGAGTGGGTCTGACTGAGCTGGTGTACGGGATGACCAGGAACCAGTTCCGGTCAGCCGCAGAAGCCCAGGTGAAGGCGGAGCAGATTTCGGTACGGCCGGACGACTACGCTTCGATTCTGGAAGACGCTCTCTCGGAAGTCGCCCGCAAGGAAGCCCTGTGTGCGCGATGGTTGATCTATCCCCAGGATGTTGAACCGCTCCTGGGCCCAATGGCCGCACAGGCATGGGGCATGCACGTTCAGGGAGAGAACCCTGACAGCATCGTCCGCGAGTATTCGTACCGCGTTGAGGCGGGCAGTGCGAGGAAGCCCAACATCGCGACCCGCATCGAAAACATCACCAACGCCATGCAGATCCTTGCACCCATTTCCCAGGGATTGCTCCAGGCCGGCAGGCCGGAACTCTTCAATGCTCTCTTGGAAGACTGGGGCAAGGCCATGCAAGTCGATGTCGCTCGCTACATGATTCCGCCTCCGCCTCCTCCGCCCCCAGGACCGCCGCCAGAACAGCCACAACCCAATGCAAATCCCCCAGCAAATCAGTGATCGCGGCCGAGAGGCTGTGGAGGTCTACAAGAACGCCCTTCAGTATGGAGAGCGGTTCGCGGAAATGTGCGCACTTCAGATCGCTCCTGGGACCAAAGGCTCCGACCGGGCGTTTATGCAGGGCCGCATGAACAACCAGCAGTTGGACGACATGCCCGCCGAATCCGCGAAGTGGATGATCAAAGAGGCTAAGGCAGCCGGGATCAACATCTCCGGCAAATACTACTGCGGCGGTCTGGCCGACAAGCGACGGTGGCAAGACCCGGAGGCGTGGGTCTCTTCCAACGACGATGTCCTGCGAGTGGCCAAGAAGCGCCGCATGTCCGTAGCGGGGACAGTGAATTATGACCCCGGTCCTGCCGCACCGAAGCGGAAGCTGATCAACGAAAAGATCGTGGCCGAAGAGGTCCGCAAAGAACTCCGCAAGAACCCTGGTGCCAAGGCTGGGGAAGTGCGGGAGCGATTCATCGAAAAACATGCCTACAAAGCGAAAGGGCGAACATGAGCGAGATTGAGCGTTTCCACACAGGGGCCGTAATTACGGCCGGGTCTTCTGCCGCTACCACCACGCCGCGATTCCCGTTTGGTCGGTATGCCGGCGGCGGCGTTCTCATCGGCAACACCAACGGCGCCACCCAGATCAACTGGCACGTTTCCGCAGGGGCCGAAGACACCCCCGTCAGGGTCTACGCGGACGGCTCTGCCCTGACGACCGCCGTGACCGTGGGTGCCCACCCCATTCCGGACGCCTGTTTCGGCTTTGCCTACGTCGCCCCCGTCGTCGTCGGTGCCACCACCTGCGCCATGACGGTGTCGGTGAAGGGCTAACGTCTCTCCATCACCACAAGAGCGTCATTCCATGGCAATGAGCCCCAGACTGTTGAGGCCGCGAGCGACGGGTTTCAACCCGCGCAACATCACCGGCCTTGCGCTCTGGCTGGATGCGACTGACGCCAGCACCTACACGGTGGCAACGGGCGTTTCTGAGTGGCGAGACAAGAGCGGCAACGCCAGGAATTTCGCTCAATCAACCGGCAATAACCAGCCGACTATTTCAACGCTGAACGGCAAGACGGCCCTGTCGTTCAACGGCACATCGCACAGGCTCACAACCTCCGGCACGCTCTTGACGGGAAACGGTTCGTTTACGTTGTTTCAGGCCATGGAGTGTTCATTTCCCGGCGGCGTTGGAACGGCCGGGCGTTCATTTGAGCACAGAACGGCAACAGGCGGGCCTGACGACAACACAATAGCCATTGAGTGGCGTGCAGACCAGGGCGCGTCGTGGGTTTCCGGCACGCTGCGCTCTCGCGTGCAGTCGTTTCGATCTAGCGTTGCTTATAACGCCGACCAGCGATTCGATTCCGTGAACGTCTCTGGTCGCGGCGTTGTGACGCTAGCCGGGACTTTTAATGCCGCATCCGCAACCAGTACCGCATGGTGGAAAAACTCGGCCGCTCCATCAACGCTTGGAACGTCAGACCCTGGAACTGTTTTGGGAATGGCGATTGGCTGCCGAAACAATGCTACGGCAAGCCTGTTTTTCGGAGGCGTCATTGGCGAGGTTATCTGTTACGTCGGCACGATCAGCACGGCGCAGCGGCTGGCGGTGCAAAGCTATCTTGCTAGTAAATGGGGAGTAACGCTCTCGTGAGATTCTTTCGATCTACGGCCGCCGTCTACGAGCAGGCCCGCGCTACGCTGGATATGGCGTGGGGCTTGCCCAACGGACAAGGCACAGCCACCTGTATTGAGCCAGCGGCGACCGCCCCGCGTGACGCACAGGGGCGCGTAGTCCTGGCCGTGAGTGATGAGTTCTGCGGATACAGCGTGGCCGTCGATCTGCTGCCGCAACTTCTCGCAAGCGGTGCCGTCGAAGAAATTGACCGCGATGCGTATCTCGCAGTGGTCAACGCCGAATAGTTGCGCTCTTCACCTTTATGTTGGGAATGTGCGCTCTTGCACCAGAAGAGCGAACGCTAGGTAGTTGCGAACAAGTGCATAGGTTTTGTATTTCGCAATAATTGCGTCAGGGGCAATATTCCAGAAATGGAATACCTGCGACACGACGCCGAAACGTGTTCCCGAAACGTATCAAAACTGACACGTTTCGCGTATGAATTCTGATACAATCTGGCGGTCCCGGCGGGCAGGCCTCGCACTGATAAAGCGACAAGCCGACCCCGCCGGGATCGCTTTTCGCGAAAGGCGAAAGTTATCGGAATCCGATAAACCGCAGTAAACCGTAGTAACTTCGCTATACATGATTC